AGAGCAATTGCTTTAGCGTGAGGAATTCTGTAAATCCAGCAACTAAATTTATTATAGATCCTAGTGGATCTGGTAAATTAGTAAAATTTCATCCCCCAATAGATCTTAGGTCTGTTAATGATAAATTAAAACAATATCCATTTAATCAGATATGAAATCCTTTAAACAATTTTTAGAAGAAGCATCTAATGCTATTACTAGATTTGGATCTTCTAATCATCAATTAAAAAGAAAGGGTGTGCCTCATCCAGATCATTTGGACATGCCCAATATCTATAAATGGATATATAGCATTCAACCGAAAAAAGCAATGGGTAAAGGTGGATCTCCAGGACAACCTTATACTCCACCTAAAGAAGATCCTAAGAACCCTTACGTTCCAGCACCTAAAAAGATAACAGTATGATACCAGTTGAAGGACATAAAAACCTGTTTCGTGATGAAAAAACAGGTGCTATATTAAATATGGATGATAATGGATATAATCATTATATTTCTAAAAAGAATAAAAAGATAGATGAAAGAGCTGAATTAGATAAGATGAAGGAAGATATTAATGAAATTAAAGAACTACTTAAAAATTTAACAAAGCAGATAACATAGAAACATATAAATAAATATATAGATTCTGAATTGGCTACATAAATGGCAGACATTAAGGTAAGAGTTGGGCAACATAATGCAGTGAAGGTTGTTTCCTCACTTGCTGGTGCTCAGGGATTATCTCTTGCTGAACTCAGCGATGTCAACGCCTCGACTCTGTTGAATGGAATGGTTTTAGTTTATAATTCAGCAACCCAAAAATGGGATGCTACTAATGAATTAACACCTGGAACGGAACAAAATTTAAACATTAACGGGGGAAATTTCTAAATGGCTAGTATTATCAGGATCAAACGATCCTCAGGTACTGATAAACCCGCCAGTCTAAATTGGGGTGAATTAGCATATGTAACTGGTATTGGTAGTTACGGTGGTATAAACCAATATAAGGATAGAATTTATGTTGGTGATGATGGAAATAATGTTCATTCAGTAGGTGGTCATTTTTACACCTCTATGATGGAACATGCAGCAGGTGCTATTGCTGGTGTTCAAAATACAAGAAACCAAGATGGTGGTATAGTTGCGATACTTGATAATCAGAGAAAGGTTGATCAGTGGAATGTAGATAACCTTAGAATGGATTTGAATACAATATCATCTACTAATGTGGATGGTGATGTTATATTCAATACTAATGGTGAGGGTCATGTTAATGTTGTAGATGATACATATCTGTCATTTGGTTCTGATAAAGATGCCAAAATAGAATATGATGAAGATGGAGATGATAATGTAAAAGTAACTGGTGCTTCATGGGAGTTTGATACTAGTGTTAAAGTTACTGGTAGATCTAAGTTTGGGTGTGTTGGAATAAGTTCTAATGTTATTGAAACAGAAGCAGGATGTGGAGATCTTCTGTTTATTGACCCATATCCAGACGGATTAAGTAATGAAGGTACAGTTGTTATTAAAGGTAGTTTACAGGTAGATGGAACAACAACATCTGTAAACTCTACAACATCAACATTAAATGATCCTATTTTACACTTAGGTGATCTTACTAGTGACAGAACAGTAACACAACCAGTTGTTACTGGTATCAGTACAATTACTTTAGATTCTGTTATTGGTATTAATACTGGTGATGTTATTTCTGGAAGTTCTGCTTTGTCAGCATCTGGTGTAGCAACAGTTACTGATTATGATACTACTACTAGAATAGTTACTATTGATCAAACAATAGTTGCTTCTGGTATTACTACCACTACACAGTTAACTATTACTCACGCATACGATACAAATACTGATCGTGGTATTTCTTTCGGATACAATACAAGTAATGGTGCTGGTAATAATAAGATGGGATTCTTTGGTTATATTGACCAAACAAATCCAGGTAGTAGTGCTGTAGAAAGATCTTGGACTTACATTCCTGATGCTAGTACTGCTAATGCTTTAGTAACTGGAACTAGAGGATATCTTGATATTAAAGGTATCTACTATCAAACAGGTGATTACAATACTCACGGTGTTGTATATTTTGATGAGAATGGACTACAGACATCAACTAATGCTGTCGCAACTCCTATTAATACCTCAAAACAGATATTAACTGCCGTTACTAAAAATACTATTGCTTTATCTGGTAATGTAACACTTACTGTTGGTGATATTGTCAGACAAGATACTAGTAATGCTTATGGTGTTGTTGAATCTGGTGGAACTAGTAATGAAATAAATTTGCTTGGTGTTGAAGGTACATTTGATACTACTAACAATTTAAGAAAAGAAGGTAATAATGGTGCAATTGAAAATTTATCAGTAATACCAACCTTTGTTAGTGTGATATATACTAATATGCCTAGTTGGACTTCTACACTAGACGGAGGTACTTTCTAACAATAGATTATGCAACAACCAAATAATGGAAGTGACGTTGACGTTAATGTTTTAGTGAATCTATATCATCAAAGACTTTCTAATACATTAAATCAAAATGTTCTTTTAGAAGCAAAAATTGAAACAATGAAAAGAGATTTTGAAGAAGAAAAAAACAGTCTTCTACAAGATATAGCAGAATTACAAGAAAAAATTGAGTCTGCTCCTAAACCTAAGAAACCAACTAATAATATAGCATCAAGATAAATGGCGAAACCATCAACCAGACAAGGACTTATTGATTATTGCTTGAGAAAGCTAGGTGCTCCTGTATTGGAAATTAACGTTGCTGATGATCAAATAGATGATTTAGTTGATGATGCTCTTCAATTATTCAACGAACGTCATTTTGATGGTGTTGAAAGAATGTATCTTAAGTATAAGATTACCAAAGAAGATATTGATAGAGGGCAAGCAAAAAATGCTGATGGTGTTGGTATAGTAACTACAACAGCAACATCTACAAATATAAGTGGATATGGAACTACAACCAGTAGTTGGTATGAAACTTCTAACTTTTTACAAGTTCCAGATTCTGTAGTTGGTGTAGAAAAGATATTTAAGTTTGATAGTAGCACTATATCAGGTGGAATGTTTAGTATTAAATATCAGTTATTTTTAAATGATTTGTACCAGTTTAATTCAGTTAATCTGTTACAATATGCAATGACTAAATCATATCTTGAGGATATTGATTTTTTATTAACAACTGATAAGCAGATAAGGTTTAATAAGAGGCAGGATAGACTATATTTGGATATTGATTGGGGTGCTGAAACTGAAGGTGACTGGTTAATTCTTGATTGTTATAGAGCATTGGATCCTACATCATTTACTCAAGTATATAATGATTCTTTTCTCAAATTATATGTCACTGCTCTCATAAAGAGACAGTGGGGACAAAATTTAAGTAAATTTAAGGGTGTTAAGTTACCAGGTGGTATAGAAATGAACGGAACAGAGATTCTTCAACAAGCAGAATCTGAATTGGATTCTTTGAGAGGTAGAATGTTCTCTGAGTATGAGTTACCACCATACGACTTTATAGGATAATAATATGGCATTAAATCCATTTTTCCTACAGGGTGCTCAGTCGGAACAAAGACTAACACAAGATTTAATAAATGAACACCTAAAAATGTTTGGTGTTGAAGTAACATATATTCCAAGAAAATTTATAGGGACTGATGATGTTTGGAATGAAGTAGAATCTTCCAAATTTGATGATAATTTTAGTATAGAAGCATATGTCAATACATATGAGGGTTATTCTGGTGCTGGTGATGTATTAACTAAATTTGGTATGAATATTCGTGATGAAGTTGATCTTACAATATCCAAAGAAAGGTTTGAAGATTTCATCGCACCATTCATGGCAGGTTTAGATGATGGCACTGATGATAGTGAAATGGTTTTGACATCTAGACCAAGAGAAGGTGATTTAATATTTTTTCCTTTAGGGCAAAGATTATTTGAAGTTAAATTTGTAGAGCATGAAGATCCTTTCTATCAGTTAGGTAAGAATTATGTTTATCAACTTAAATGTGAACTCTTTGAACTTGAGGATGAGGTTATTGATACTTCTATAGAAGCAATAGATACTCAAGTTAAGGATGAAGGTTATATCACAACACTCAAGTTGGTTGGTCTTGGAAGAACTGCTGTAGCAACAGCATCAATAGGTAGTGGATATGTAGAAGAGATATTCCTGAATAATGATGGATCAGGATTTACCTCACCACCAACTATAACTTTTAGTGATTCACCTGCTAATGATACTACTAGAGCAATTGGTATTTTAACTACAAGAGCGAATGTTACTTCTATAGAAAAAATCTTAGTATTGAATGCTGGTTCTGGATATATTACTCCACCAACTATTAGTTTTAGTGGTGGTGGTGGAACTGGAGCAGCAGCAACTTGTTCTATTGGATCTGGATATAATGGTGTTGTTAGACTTAATGTTATAGATGGTGGAGTTGGATATGGAACTGCACCTACTGTTACTATTTCTGCTCCTGGAGCTGGAGTACAAGCAACTGGTATATCATCTGTAGGTCCTAGTGGACAAAATAGAATTGTTAAATTTATTTACGTTGATAATCCAGGCAAAGGATATACTTCAACACCAACAGTAACTATTGCTGATCCAGAATCTATGGTTGGTATAGGAACTTATCAATATAATGAAACCGTTAAAGGTGCTAGATCAGGAACAACAGCAACTGTTAGATCTTGGGATGGCGATACTAAGATACTTTTAGTTACAAATGTTGGAATTGGATCAACTATAGCTGGATTCTTTAGTGGTGAAGATATTGTTGGACAGATATCTGGAGCAACATATTCTACTGCTTCATATGATTCTGATGATGCTAATGATAAATATAGTGATGGTGATGAGTTTGAGTTCCAAGCTGATCAAATCATTGATTTTACAGAATCTAATCCCTTTGGTGTAGTTTAATGTTTGGTACATATTTTTATCACGAGATAATAAGAAAAACTGTTGTTTCTTTTGGAACAGTATTTAATGATATACATGTTCGTCATCAAGATAATACGGGAAAAGATCTTGTTAATACTAAGGTTCCTATTGCTTATGGACCTAGACAAAAGTTCTTAGCAAGAATACAACAGCAACCAGAACTTAATAAAGCAATTGCTATAAGTTTACCAAGAATGTCATTTGAGATGACATCAATAACTTATGATCCTAGTAGGAAATCGGGAATAACCCAAACTTTTAAAGCAAAGGATGGTAAGAAATTTAAAAAAGTATTCATGCCTGTTCCCTATAACTTAGGATTTCAGCTAAATATTTTAACCAAACTACAGGATGATTCCTTACAAATACTCGAACAGATATTGCCGTTCTTCCAACCAGGTTATACATTAACAGTAGACTTAGTAAATTCTATTGGTGAGAAAAGAGATATTCCTTTAATATTAAATGGTATTTCTTATTCTGATGATTATGAAGGTAACTTTGATACTAGAAGAGC